ATTATCACCTTTAGACAACAGATGCTCCTTATTTTTATCAATTTTATCATTACTAGGGTCAGGCAAAACCTGGCCTAGATTGACATACTCAATAGTTACTTTTTCGCCAGCAAGCAAAGCATCTCGAACTTTTGGATACAGAGCTTCATACGCAGCCCTGGACCTACCAATAAAACCATCTTTATTTTTATCAAGGTCCTCCTGAGTTTGGCCAACCAATAGACAACCATAGGTGTCGAATTGATCATTTCCAGGATGGATTAATATGAATTGGAAATTTTGAACGTCACGAATCCAAAGCATACCTTGATGCCAACCAGGACCAAAAGCGTGCTGTGAATCATAATATTTTTGAGTTTTAGTGTGAAAACCGCCAACAGTTCTAAAAGTTATTTCATACTCACCAGCAGGAACAGCCGTCTCGCCGTAAACTTTAGGCCCACTGCGAACTTCATCCTCAAGAGTAAAGCACTCCTCAACACCGTCAATGTAAAGAGTGCCATTTGTTGCATCGGACCCAAGCTGGGTCCTCTTAACTTGTAATCTCATTGAGTTTTCAGGCTTTTGTAATTTTTTTGAGAAATAAACATCTCTTGATGTTGTTTTTTGACATCTGCATATTCATCATCGGTACCATTTCGCAGTGTTAAATTTATTTTATCTTTTTCTCTTTTATAAATAAATAAATGTACAAAAGGCTCACCTGCATTTATTCTGAAACTATCTTCTAAAACCTCAAAAGGAAATGTTATAAAACCCCATCTGTCAGCTTCAACAACCCCACTAAGTAATCGAATGCTACGTCTGTATGAATAAAAAGGGTCAGTATAATAAATGTTATAACCTTCCGGAACTATAAATTTAAACGGACACTTAATTTTCAAAATTCTGCCATCTGCTAACTTTTTGATAGGCATATTTTCAAATTGGTCCTCGCTGTGATATTGAACAAATTCCTCAATGTTTGAGTTGTTTATAAACCTACCACTGAAATCCCAATGCTGTATTTTTTCACTACTCTCCTCATCTTTAAAAGTTGCAAAATCAAAATTACCCCACAAGGGTAAAATTATTCCAGTTGTTATTGCGTCAACTATTGCTGGACAATTTTTAACAGACATTGGTGGATTGTCCTTATGTATTTCGTGTAAAAAATGATCGTACCTATTTTTTAATTTAGAACTATTTTTATACCAATCAGGTAAAAACCTATTAGCTAACTGCGGTGGATAAAAGTCCAGAAAATTTTCATATTCCTTTTTTTCAGGGATTACTTCTATTTTCATACTAAGTAATTTGAATTAATTAATATTCGGTTACTATAATTTTTTGGACTACAACCTGTATGAAGTTGGAAACCATCAAATATAACTAACCTGTTTGGTTTAGGTTGGATTTCATCCTTTATTTTTAACTCATCAATATTAAAACGTTTTTCTGTGTCGCTTGTTCTTTCATCAAAAAAATAGTATTTCCGTCACTTTCGTTGACGTAAAATATTGTTGTTATGTTTGGCGTAGGATAATCAATATGCACTTGATGCTTGTGGTTGTCATCACTCTGCATAGTCATGTCGGCCCTTACTCTTATCGGTTGAACGGATTTCACTTCATCCATAATATTAAAAACCAACGGTTTTAAAAAATCAACAGCAGGACTAGGCCTCCAGCCGTTCTCATCAAAATACCAACGGTTGAAACCAAAACTCTTTGGATTACCCTTATCGTTACCAATTGATAAATTTTTTTGAAAATACCAATCAGTAAATGGACTTTCTAAACTTTTAAGTATTTCATTATGATAAATAGGATTTAAAAAATTATCTATAACTTTTATATCAGTTAACATAAACTACCTTTTAATTTCATGAAAGCACCCATTCTGTATTTACTTCGTCCCAAATATATCTTTCGCCATCATCAGGATAAGCAACCGGTGCAACCCAGTCAAAATTATCATTTAGACTCCAACTTGGATAAGGCTGAACTTTTATAAAAATATCATTAGTTTCGTCATAAGTACCCTGTATATCTGCTAAATCTTTCCTAAAATTACCGTTGTAGCTAGTTTGTTTCCAAATTGTATTATTGCCGTGTAAACTTTTTAATAAATCTATACCTAGTTGCTCTACTTCTTCATTATTTTCATTTAATAAAACTTCATTGTTAACTACAACTACATTTAAAACAATATTATTTTCGTCTAGTTGTGCAAAATGAGCCATTTTATAAAGTAACCGAACCCGAACCGGTAAATTTATAATATCTAAAACCACTACCGGTATGAGTACTAGGCGACCCCGTTGTGCTTGTTGCCTCGCCTTTATCTTCCGGGTATCTTATTAAAACTATACCACTACCACCCGCACTTCCAGCGTTAAACCAAGCCGAGCCACCGCCACCGCCAGTATTAATGTCGCCACTACCTGAGCTACTTGCACTTGCATTACCACCGCCACCGGCACCACCGCCGATTGTATTATTAACAGTTTTAGAAGTCCCTGCACCTCCACCGCAAAATCTACCGCCGTCGCCCGATGAAGTGTCGGTTGTCCAATTCGAATAAGTAGCGTTAGCCGTTCCTGCCGCACCGCCGACACCACCGTTACTTGCACTTCCACCGTTAGCAGTCATACCACCACCTGCTGCACCTGCATTAACCCCCGACGCGTTACCACCGTTACCACCAATATTTCCTGCTTTACCAGAGTTATTTCTAGCACCGCCACCGCCACAAGCACCTGCGTCTGCGTTATCATTTGAGGCTGATCCGCCTCCGCCACCTATGACGCTAACATTTCCTAAAGTTGTACTAGCTATAGATGAAGTTCCACCGACAGATTGTCTATTTCCTGCACCGCCTACAGTTACAGTTATAGTTTCGCCACCTTCTATCGATACCGGACTACTGACGTTATCAATAGCACCGCCTCCGCCACCGCCACCAATTTCGCCACCGCCACCGCCCGAAACTAGTACGTATTGTACGTCGTACCCAGCGTCGCCAGCACTTTGTAAAACAAATCTTGAGGCACCTAACGGCATAAATTAACTCCTAACTAAAATCTAATAAAGCATTTATTAAAGGTGTACCTGCGTCAAAAAATAAAAAAGTTACTAAATCAACATCATTAGCACCCGTACTCAGTGTTAGACCTGCAGCACCCGCGGTAAGTCCGGTAACATTACCGCCGCCGTTAACTGTGATAGCGTTGATCGCCATAGTTCTATTTCCAGTACCGTCTTGAGTTGCTTTAAGTGTAAAAGTAGAAGTTCCGTTAGTTGGAACGTTAGTAAAATCAATATCGGTCACATTATGACCAAGCGTCACACTTCCAGTGTTTCCATTAGCTAAATCAATTGATAAAGTAGTTCCAGAAGTTACAGCAACATCAGCCTCAGCGTAATCCTTTAAAACGATTTCCTTTGCGGTTTGATCGTTGAAATCAACTTCAGCATCGATATCAAGTGCAATGACCCCTGATGTGGCTGTTAAATTAGCACCAGTAATACCTGAAACTAAATCAGCAATGCTCTCTTTTTTAGATGAGTTGTCGTCAGCGTCAACAATAGCTACGCTATCCGCCGCAACATTAACGGTCGCTGCAGATAATTCGTTTAAATCTAAAGCTAAAGATACTGCCCCGCTGACACCACCGCCACTAAGACCATTGCCTGCCGTGACACCCGTAATATCACCTTCGCCAATAAAGTTATTCCAGGCTGACGAATAATAAAATTGGAGTGTTGACGAGTCGAGTAAAAAACAAGCCTGCCCGTTTTCAGGGGATGTGATGGCAGAATCACGAGCTGACGCATTCGCAAATACGGCTACCGCCTGCTCCATTAAGTAATTATTTACATCAGCAGCCGTAAGAACTTCAGATACGGCAAAAGTTTTAAATCCACTAGGCATGAGCCAAGAATACTAGCAATAGCGTGGATCCCTGGAGTTATGGCCTAGACAAGGACAAACCCGCACCTTTGAAGGCTGCAATGCAAACAGATGGTGCGGGTCCTTTAAGTTAGCAACTAAAAGGAAGTCCTATCGGTTGCCCGACAATAAAAAACTAAACTATCCCAACTGTTATAAAAACTTTAAACGATGGGGAAGTTCCTGACAAAGTGTAATTTATGCGGAAGTAATCATCCGTAATAGCACCAGCAACTTTTGAATATTGAGCTCCAACAGCAGTAAAGTTAGTCAAAGTTATTCGGTCAGTTGCAGAAGTAAAAGATGCATTATCATCACTTTGAACTTTCAAAGCCAAAGTAGGTGTCGAAGTACCTGATACGGAAACCACATGAGCAGCAACATATAAAGACTTGCCAGCAGCAACAGCTCCAAGTTGGCGGCCTGTTGAATTACCAGTAGCGGTTAAATTTGCAGAGTCGTCAACCAATATAGTGCCACGAACAGCAC